CGAACGAACGACCCACACAGTATTGGCTCGGAAGGACCCACGCGCGGTCTGGCGGCGTCAGCGAGCGGTTGCGATGGCCTTGTCGAGCGCAGCGCTGAGTGCATCGTTGAAGTTGCGGGCGACAATCTTCTCTCCGATGTCTTGAATGGGGAAGCGGCCTGTGTATCGCGGTGCTGCTGATGCCGCGATGAAGTACGGGAACAGCTGCTCACGTGAGCGGCGATAGATACCAGGCGGCCTGTTGCCACCCTTCGGTGTGCCGACGAAGAAGCCGCCTCGCTTGTTTGTTGTGCTCAGTCCTTTGCTGATGGAGCGCAGTGTCGCGAGGCTGACGTTCCCCGCGTCTGTGGTCTTGACCAGGGAGGTGGGCACCAGGGTGGTGCCAGGGGGCAGGGTGCCGTCGTTGTCAGCACCAGCGAAGTAGCGCTCAAAGCCTTTGGCTACACGTTGGCCGCCTTGGATGCCATAGCGCAGGTAGCGGGCACGGTTGCGGCCCTGCTGGTTGTTGGCGAAGACGTAGGCGGTGAGTGTGGACTTCTTGGCCTTGTCTACCAGGAAGGCGGTCTGGGTGAACTTGACGGGCCCTTGGAAGTATTGGCGGGTTGCGCCATTGAGGGATGTGCGTGCCTTGAAGGCCACGTCGTTGAGGGCGACGGACGTGGCGAAGGGCAGTTGCTTAGCGACAGCCTGCGACCACCTCGAGGCTTGCACGAGGCCCTGCTGATCGATCTCGAGGGTGATGGCCATGCCCCAAGGGTAGGCAGCCGGAGGTAGGCAAATCGCGAGGGCGAGTCAGTCTCACCTGTCTCAAATGAGACGGATTTGAGACTTGCCAACCCTCCAACCCGTGCCTACCTCCCTATACCTTTTCCTTTTTCCCCCTCTCCTCTCCCCTCTCCTCTATTTATATATACTCTTTATATAAGGATAGAAGGTAGGAGAGGGTAGAAGACGCCATGCAGCGCAATGGATCTGGGGTTGCCTACCTCAGCCGTGAGGTTGGCAATAGACCCACTTCTGGACCCCATCGCAGAGTTTGCGTCGTTTGACCAGTCCAAGCTCTCGGAGGATGGAAGCGATCTGCATCTGATCAGCGCGAGACTGGCGCTCGACGGGCTTGCCGATGGCGTCAGTGAGCAAGATCTCAGTGGTGATGGGGGTTCCGGCGTTTCTGGGCGATGCAAGCCACGAACGCACCGGCGCGAGCCAAGGTGATTCAACTAGGTAGGCAAGGTTCGCTTCCGCGACCTGGCGCTCCTGCTCTCGGGGTAGGTGATTGTGCTCACCGTTGCGGTATGCAGCGACGGCTGCGGACCATATGGCGTCACGCTCAAGCAGCAGGCCATCCACCTCGATCATTCCCTGCACATCCACGGGGATAACCCAGAAGCGGCGGTTACCGGTGTCGTCGATCAGGAAGCCGGTGTCGCGGTTGGTGGAGCCGACGATGATCGAGCGGCGTGGGAAATCTTCCATCGCCTTGCCATACGGCACGCGATAGGAATCGGTTTGGCGGGATAGGAAGGCTTTGATCTTGCCGGCGTGGTTCTTGCCGGTGATGCGGTCGATCTCACCCCATTCATGGATCCATGCCTTGCCGACTAGGAGCAGGTCATCCTTGTTATTGATATCGCCTAGGGCATCAGAGAAGAACGGGCCGCCGAGGTTGCGCCAGAAGGTGGACTTACCGCAGCCTTGTGGGCCCATGAGCACGCACGCGGCATCGTGCTTGGCGCCGGGTTCATAGATGCGGCGCACGGCTGCGATGAGGGTGCAGCGCAGCATGGCGTCGTAGAGCGTGCCGGGCTGATCAGCTGGGCGGAGGTAGGCGGTGCTGAGGTGGTCGATGGAGACAGGGGCGACCTGCTCTGCGACGCGATCTAGGTAGTCGCGGACGGGATCGTATTGGTTTTCTTTGGCGACGAACACCAGGGCATCGGCGGCGAGTTCCTTGCCGACCTTGATGTTGAGCTGAGCGAGTTCGAGGTAGTAGTGCTCGAGATCAGTAATAGCCTTGCCGTCTAGCTCGACGGATTGGTTGTAGATGTTGAAGCGCAGACGGCCTGATAGCTGCTGGCGGAGGAGGGTGAGCAGCTCATTGGTTTCGAGCTTGATGGGCTTTGCGCCGCCTGCAGTTGCGGCTACATCAGGGGGCAGGACAGATTGGAGCGCCTTGATGGCCTGCTGACGGGGCGAGATACCACCGGCGAGGTGGAAGAGGGTGCCGATACCAACGCCGCCATGGTCGGACTTAAAGGATGCCCATTTGGCTTCGCATTCGCCGGGCTTGAACTTCCCGGATGCTGCAGACCACTGGGCCCAGTCAGCGAGAAGGGCATCGTTGCCGATGGAGTGAAGCGCCATGCCGACCTTGACCCATTCGTCGTAGTCATCAGCGATGGAACTGGGGATGTTGGCGAGGTATTGGCGAGCGCGGTCGGTGTCGTCGGTTGGTGAGGTGGGCAGCAGTGGAGGCGTTTCGATGGGCCGTTGCATCTGCTGCAGCAGGATCGATGGCGCCTCGGCTAGGGGCAGATCACCAGGGGCGCGGCCATTCAGCCAGCGGTAGGAACCGGTGATGGGATGCTTACCGAGAACGACGGATTGGCAGCCAGTCCAACGCAGTTCGAGCTGCTCGCCTTTGATGCTGCTGCGCAGCTTGGTGGTCTTGATTCGATCCCAGAAGGGTTCAGGGACGCGGTAGATGATCTGAAGGCGACCATCACGGCCGGAGGTGACGGCCCAGGACTTTGGGAGTTGGCGCAGTGATGTGCCGATGGATTCGAGCACCTCGGATGCGCCGAGGCCATCGTGATCAACGAATAGGAGGCCGCCGGATGGTGGACCGGCCAGGACGCCAACGGCTACGGCACGGCCGGAGGATAGTTCGGATTCAATGCCGCGCTTAGTGAGCGGGTGCTTCTGCCATTCGGGTTGATAGGGGCGCTTGTCGTTACCGACTGCGACTAGGGCCCATGAGTCGGGAATGTCTGTGAGTTGATCGACGATGGCGGCCACAACGGCTTTCGGTGAGTAGCCGGCAGAGTGTGGCGACAGTTAGCAAGGTTGGCAAGTTATCTCACGAGATCGTTTGCGTCTTGGACTGAGCGAGCGATCCCTGCGATGCCACCTGCGCCGGTGACGGCAGTGAGCCATGCGTGCTGCTCTGGGCGAACGCGGCCACGCTCCGTCTTCACCTCGATGCTGGTGAACACGGCTACCTGACGGCCCACCATGTCGGGAGTGATGGTGATGGTGCGCCAGCCGATCAGGTCAGCGGAGCCCTTGGCCAGCCCAAAGGTCACAAGCCTGCCCGTTCGTGGATCTGGGAGACTTCCTACCTGATTCCTAAAAAGGCGCAAATTAGGAGATGTGCCGAGTGCGAGGCGGATGCGTTGCTGTAGGTCCGTCTCAGCGTTGGCCACGCGCCTGATGGATCCGATACGCCCAGCCGGGACTGTAACCGCGTTCTTTGGCTAGGGCGAGCAGCTGTGGGAGAGTGCGTGCTGCTTGGCGTTCACGTTTGGCGCGTTCGCGTTGTGCGATGCGTTGCTGCACTGATTCGCGCTTGAGTTCTTTCAGTTCACCCATGATCTGCCGGATCTTGGTGCTGCGGATGGGAGCGCACTGAGCACCACATAACGGGCAGATGGGCGCCGGCTTGAAGGCGGCATAGCACTCAGGGCATGTGCGGACTGATGGCGCTGCAGTGCCGGCCCGCTTCACCACACCCTCGGCCAGGCTCCACTCGCGGGGATCATCCGGGAAGCCATGGCGGGGCACGTTGCCAACGTGATCCAGGATCAGCGCTGCATCTTTCCCTGGCGCTGGGCGCAGCACACGGCCCACCTGCTGCAGATAGAGGCTGAGCGATTGCGTGGGCCTGAGCAGGATGGCGCACGATGCTGCTGGCACATCGAAGCCCTCGGAGACCACATCCACGGTCACGAGCACGCGGATCACGCCAGCGGCATATTGCGCCACTACTGCATCACGATCCTGCGTATCGCCCAGCAGCAATGCTGCGTTGATACCGGCAGTCTTAAATGCGTCGCACACTGAGACAGCATGGGCGACATTGCAGCAGAAGGCGATAGCCTGCTGTCCTGCGGCCAGGCGCTGGTAATGGGCGATTGCATCGCCGGTGACTGTGGGGCGATCCATGGCGGCTGCAGCCTGATCGTTGGCGTAGTCGCCAGCACGGCGCCGGATGCCAGATAGATCAGCGATCACTGGCGGCGCATAGATACGCGCGGCGGATAGGAATCCTGCGGCGATCAGATCAGCAACGCTGGGCCCCATCACCAGACGGTCAAATGCTTCGCTTAGGCCGCGGCCATCGAGCCGGCATGGTGTGGCTGTGACGCCAAGGCGATAGGCATCAGGCCAGTGCTCAAGGATCTGTCGCCAGCTGCCCGCAGCTGCGTGGTGGGCTTCATCGATGATCACCAGCGATGGCTGCCACGCCATGCGCGAGAGACGACGCACCAGCGTCTGCACTGATGCCACCTGCACCGGGTGATTCGATGCAGGATGGCCTGCGGCGATGATGCCATGATCGAGGCCGGCCCATTGCAGCTTGCTGGCGGTTTGGTGGATCAGCTCACGGCGATGCACCAGGATGAGCACCTGACGGCCTTTGGCTGCTGCCTGTGCGGCGATGGTGGCGAGGATGACCGTCTTGCCGCCGCCGGTGGGTAGGCATAGGAGTGGCGCACGGCTACCAGCGCGATAGGCATTGCGCAGATCGCTGATGGCCTGCTGCTGATAGCCGCGGAGTTGCATCTTGACGGATTCGCCGCATCTCCGCACAATCATGGCAGTTGCCAGCATCTATGGACAACACCGCGTATCACGCGCATCCCGCTGTCTCAAAGTCTCATCTTGATCTCATCGCGAGATCACCGCTGCACTATTGGGCGCGGTATCTGGACCCTGATTGCGAGGCGCCACTGTCAACGCCGCAGATGCGCCTCGGCACTGCACTGCACACGCATGTGTTGGAACTCAGCCGATGGGATGAAGAGATCGCCGTTGCGCCTGCGATCAATCGAATGACCAAAGCCGGCAAAGAGGAGTGGGCCGCTTTTGTGGCCGATGCTGCCAGCAAGACTGTGATCAGCGCCGACGATGCCGCGCAGGTGATGGCGATGGGGCGGGCGATCATGCGGCACCCTGCTGCTGCGATGCTGCTGGGCCTGCCCGGCAAGGCTGAGACCACTCATATGTGGACTGATGCCAGCACCGGGCTCGAGTGCAAATGCCGGCCGGATTGGCTCACGAATGATGGGACCATCGTGGTGGATCTCAAGACCACCAAGAGCGCCAGCATTCAGGGCTTCAAGCGCAGCATTGCTGATTACCGGTATCACGTGCAGGCCGGCTGGTATCTGCACGGCATTGAGCAGGCCACCGGCAAGCGCCCGGATCAGTTCATCTTCATCTGCGTCGAATCGAGTGCGCCCTATGCGTGCGCCGTGTACGCCGCCGATGCGGAGATGATTGAGCGCGGCCACGATCAGGCGATGCGTGATCTAGCCAAGTTGGCGGTATGCAAGGCCGCTGATCACTGGCCGAGCTACAGCGATCAGATCGAAACCATCAGCCTGCCGGGTTGGATGACTGGCGCCACTAGCCAGCAGCAGGCAACCACTGAAATTGAGACCTATTAAATGGACGCACAATCAGCCATCACCACCAGCCCATCGGGCTCAGTGTTCTCTGGCATCCAAGCGTTTGAGGATGCGCAACGGATCGCTAAGGCACTGGCCAGCAGCACGCTGATCCCGCCGCAGTTCCAAGGGCAGCAGGGTTTCGCTAATTGCCTTGTGGCGCTCGAGATCGCGAACCGAATGGGCATCAGCCCATTTCTCGCGATGCAGCATCTGCACGTGATCCACGGCCGCCCCAGCTGGAGTAGCAGCTTCATCATCGCGATGGTGAATGGCTGCGGCCGGTTCAGCCCATTGCGGTTTGAACTCATCGGCAGCGGTGACTCACTCGCTTGCTATGCGGTCGCTAAGGATCTCGCCAGCGGCCAGGAACTGAAGGGCCCCACCATCACGATGGCGATGGCCAAGAAAGAAGGATGGGCCACCAAGAGCGGCAGCAAGTGGCTCACGATGCCTGAGCTGATGATCCGCTACCGGGCCGCTGCCTTCTGGGGGCGTCTGTATGCCAGCGATATGTTGCTCGGGATGCAGAGCCAGGAAGAGGTGCTCGATGTGCAGCCGGTCACCGTGACGGAAACCAGCGTGGCGGATCTGAATGCTGCCATCGCTCAGCCTGCACCTGAGCCCGTTGCCGCACCAGTGGAGGCTGATCAGGATGAGCTCTTCTGAGTATCTGACAGCGCCCCAGCTGGCAAAGCGATGGGGCTTGCATCGCGACACGTTGAAGCGTTGGCGTGATGCCGGCAAGGGCCCTGCTTATTTCAGAACACCCGGATTCGTGCTCTATCCCCTGGCCGAGGTGGAGCGCTACGAACAGGCCAACACCATCACCCCAGGACAATCATGAGCTTCAAGCTGAACCTGAGCATCTTCAAGAGCACCAAGCCCGATAGCAAGGTGGACTTTTCGGGAATGATGAACGTGAAAGTCGAAGAGCTTGACGCGTTCTGCGCTTTCGTGATGAGTCAGACGCCTGATCAGTACGGCTCGGTGCAGGTGCCGATCAGCGGATGGAAGAAGACCAGCCAGAAGGGTCTCGCCTATGTGAGCGCTGTCGCGCAGCCGCCCCGTGATTGGGTGCCACCTGCCGCCCAGGTGGCCGCTGCGGCGCAAAGCCTGGCCGCGGCCACCGATGGCGTGGTGGTTGATATCGAGCCTGACCTGTTCTAGGGCCGGCCCATCAGCTCGCACTCCAGGCGAGCGATCTCGTTTACGGCCTGCTGCAGCAGCTGCTGCTGATAGCAGGCTTGTTTGAGCAATGCTGCTGCCATGAAGCCTGCATCCTTACTGGCAATGAGGGTGCGGGCTTGTTTTTCGATCTCAAATTGCTGTTCTGGCGTGAGCTGCACGCTCATCCACTCCCCGAAGTTCATTGTGCCATAGTGACGGGGTACAGGTTCAGGTTACCTATGGAGTGCCCGCGTTGCGGTAGCAGTGAGATTAGGGCGATCAGCACGAACGGGAAGGAAGCGGACAAAGTGACACGCCAACGACGGTGTGTGCAGTGCAGGCACGTTTGGTACACGGTGGAGCTACCGGTACACGTGGCCGTGATCGGCTGGCAGCGCACGCCGGATACCAAGAAAAGTGTGCCGGTGTTGCGGGTGCCGGTGGATCTCGCGGTCGGCAGCCAGGCGGTGTGAAGAACTGTCACAAGGCCCTAACAGGGTGAACCGTCGGCGGGGCATAATTAGGGGACCGGAGGCGATCAGTCCTCCACTCGGCAGCCCAGAGGCTGCGCTTCAGATGCTGGATCAGCTGACTGCTCTGATTGCTCAGTTCAAGGCTGAGGCTGATCAGATCGCTCAGGAGTTGCGCGGTTTTCTGCCCCACAGCGATCCCGGCCGTTACTTGGAGCTGACCCGTCGCTACGGCGAGCTGCAGCGTTGGATCAGCACCTGCGAGGCACACGCTGCCTGAGCCCTCCGGGGCTCCCCTACCTATCCCACAGATCCATGATCAACCGCATTAACAACGCCATCTGTCTGCTGATCGCCGCGGCCGTGTTCGCCATGATCGGCATTGAATCCGGCGCACATCACAACCCCACCCACTCCGGCACACAGCAGGTGGTGCGTCATGACTGAACTGTCACCCACATCTCAAGCAGTGCTGGATGCTTTCAAAGAGGTGGTCGAGCTGACATGGCTGACCAAAGATCCTGAGCAGGTTGGCCTCGCAGCAGCCCTGCGCGTCATTTCCGAGTTTGTTCGCATGGATCAACCACTAGGTGACACTGATGCCGATGCCGGCGTTTTGGCTGCACACCAGTGGATCCACGGATACATCGCAGCTATGGCCGACGAACTGGAGGCTCAGGCATGACTGAACGCCGCTTCTACTTCACGATCAAAGACGCCAACGTCGTTGAGTGCATCTCAGCGCATAGCCTCACCGAGGCCAAGCTGATCGCCGCCGATACGTGGCTCCCTTGGTGGAACCAGATCGAATGGCTGAACCCTGAAACCGTTACCGATCCGAACTGCCATGGCTGAGGTTGCTGCATTCCAGTGGCGCACAGATCCTGAGAGTGTTGGAAGCTATGGCGAGGGCATCAGCCGGCCACGCCATAACGCCCGTGTGCGTGACTTCAAAGTCATTGTGTACCCCCAAGGCGCCCGGCCAGTTACGTGGTACACGCGGGCAGAATCCAAAGCCGCCGCAATCAGGTACGCTTGTGCACGTTGGCCCGGAGCTGTTGTGGAGTTGGCATCATGAGCAAGCCTGGTTTGCTACCCAATTTGGCTCAACTCTCTTTGCTTTTTAGGGTTGACCCGCAAAGCCCCTCAGGCTTGTCCAGATTTGATGGCGTACCTGCAGGCACCAAACACTCGCAAGGTAGGTATTGGTACGTCAAAGTACAGCAAAGACGGTATGCTTGCCATCGCATAATTCTTGCGTTGTCTTCTGGCGCTGATCAACCTGGCATGAGTGTTGATCACATCAACAGGAACGGACTTGATAATCGCTTATCCAATTTGCGGTGGGCAACGCCGACCGAGCAAGCGAAAAACCGTCAAACTCGGCGCAAGACCTATCCGCAAAAATGGGGGCTCAGATGGGTTGTATATGACAAAAATGGCTTCGTCGCCAGATACATCCTCGCAGGCAAACAGCATTATGCCGGACGATACAAAACAGCAGAAAAGGCTCACCTGATGGCCTGTGCTCATCGCTTAGAGCAATTCTGGATTCCAGATGCCGCTGCCGTGGAGGTGGAGTGAGCACCATCCGCGACCGCATCAATCAGTTGATCACAGACTCCGGCGCGTACCAGCAGGGGCGGCAGGATGAGCGTGAGCGGCTGCAGCATCTGATCGATTTCAGAATCCAGCAGCTTCGTGCCATACCCCGCACTCAGCAGCTCTGCGCTGAGCTGCAACACATCTGCCAGTTACTTGAACCATGAACGACCGCATTCGATTGGATCAGCAACGCGCCGACATGATGGAGGCGCTGTATGAACGCAGCGGCCGCGATGACCTGCCATACGGTCACCCATTGCGCTGCACCTATACCGGCCTCTGGGATGAGTTTGCCCGTGATCTGGCCGCCAATTTCCGCGACACGTACTACCCCGATCTGCTTGACCGCGTGGTGCGTGCCATGGATGCCACTGAATCTGTGATGACGCAGAAGAACGCACAGCAGGCCATCGAGGCGTGCCGCCAGCAGCTCCTAGGAGACAAGTGGAAGTGAACGGCAACCCTCATCGCTTCAAAGCCGGCCACATCCCAGGCACTGCCGTCCTGACGCCGCAGAACGCCATCGAGATCCGCGAGCTGTATGCCAAAGGGCAGACGATGCTTGATATCGCGATCACCTATGGCATCAGCACCGCGCATGTCTGCGACATTGTGAACCGAAAGAAATGGAAGAACGCAGAGCAGCAGGTGGCCCACTAGATCTACACACTTCTCTTCCTCATGACTGACAACAACCACCCGATCACCCCACCGCCTGAGCTGGTGCAGCAGTGGTGGGACGGCACTCACGGTGCGCTTTACGAGTTTGAAGCAGTTGCCACCCAAGCCGCCCGCTGGGGAGCTGATCAGGAATTGGAGGCGTGCTGTGAGTGGCTAGTCAACGAAGGCCATGAGTACGAGCATGTTGCACTACACGACGCCCGCCGCCCCAAGCCGCTGAGCTTGAAGGGGCAGGCGCTGGAGGCTCTGGATGAAGAGCATGCAGATATGCGAATCCAGAACTACAAGCTCATTCGCTCTGTTCTTGAATCCCTGCCCGATTAGTCAACATCACTACCACCATGACCGATTACAAACAACTGTGCGCAGCTTTGGTTGCTGCTTGGGATGATCTTCCTTGGCATTACGACTGGAAGGGAAACCTCATCGGCTTGGCTGATGGCTGTCAGCTCGATGACAGTGCTGTTGAACGCGCCCGCGCTGCACTAGCTGAGCCCGAGCCTTCGACAGACTGCCCTGATCGCCTGCGTGTTGGTGATGTATGGGAATTTTTGGTGGAGGTGAATGTAAAGGGAAAGCGAAAACCCGTAGATAAACTCTTGCAGTGGGAGGTAGTGGGTTGGCACGACGGACAGTATGCGTGGGAGCTGCAAAGCCTTGACGGAGAACACAGGACTTATTTGATGGAGTTTGCTCCTTGCTACGAAGAAATGCGGTTTGTCCGCTCAAATGAACCCCAAGCCCAGTAGTCCGATCAACTGATGACCCAACAACTATCACCCGCTGCCCAAACAACTCTTGACGCCTTCCGTGCTGTACCTGACTTGCGCGATTGCCCCAGCATCGCCGCCGCCCTTCGTGCTGCTGCGGATCAGGTGGTGCCGGAGAAACTAGAGAGCTACGGCATTCGCTATGAGCTGCTCAGGATTGCCGACGAACTGGAGGCAGCATGACCGACCCGATCAATCCAGCCCACTATCGCCGCGGCCCAGTCGAGGCGATTGATGTGATCGAGGCTGCGGTGAGCGATGCACCCCACATGGTGCCCGCTTACCTGCAGGGCCAGGCGCTGAAATATCTGCTGCGCATCTGGTGCAAAGGGAACGCCCTCGAGGATGCCCGCAAATGCCGTTGGTATATCGAGCGATTGATTGCCAAACTGGAGGGATGATGCAACAGCTGCCGGGTCTGAATATCCTCGAGCGCCTTGCGCTTCGGATTCTCACGCGCAGTCGCAACACCGGGCTAGTGGTGGTGAAGCCATACGGGTACCCCTGCATCTATGTGGCATCCGATGGCACTGATCCAGTTGCTGCGTATGTGACCGATACGCCAAGCGAGCCGGCCAGCATGTTGCTCGAGCGGATCTATCACCAGCCAGCGGCAGGCGAGGTGGAATGATCAGCCTGCATGGCGGCCGATTGTTGCTGCTGTGCAGTCGCTCAGATCGCACCTGGCACGCTCGAGTGATTCTGGGCCCCAAGCCAGAGCATCAGATCGAGATGGATACCGGTGCCATTCAGCTGCAGCCAGCACTGTTGAAGGCGCAGCAGTTCTACCAGGCTGCTAGGCGCAAGCTACGGCCTGCTGAACCATTGATGTGCTGGGATTGTCAGCAGTGGGATATGCAAAAGCAGCGCTGCGCTTTTGAGTTGCCAGAATCAAAGAGAAGCGGCGGCCGTTACGCGGCCAGGTGCGAGTTGTATGTTCGGCACGGAAGTCATCAGCCGCACTGATCGAGACGGCGGCTACATCGAAACGCTGATGCCAGTGCGGGGTGAGGTCTACTACCGCAGTTGCGTTGGTGGCATCTGCCGGTATAGCTCCGATCTATGGCAGGCGGAGCTGTATCTCGATCATCTGCTGGCCCGCTGATGCTGCGCGATGTGCTGATCCTGATCGTGGAGTATTGGGCGACGTGCCTGATCGCGCTATGGGTGTGCAGCAGAATCCTGCCCTGATTGTGGTGCCCGGTGGCCAGGGCTCACGCGCTCCTGGCCTCACCGCTGCCGGGCGAAACGGACGACTGAAGACGAAACAAACAACGGCGACAGCTTAGGGATCTACGGCCAGCCATCGCGCGATTGCCCACTCTCCAAGCGTGGTCCAGAACGGCTGAGCGCGATACCAATCGACCCATGGTTTGTGCCCCTTGCTTGAGTTGCACGCCCAACAGCAGGCCACCATGTTGCTGCGCACTGTGAGCCCGCCATGCGCCTTTGGGATGATGTGATCGAGCGTTGGTGACCGGCCCAGCTGATCGCCGCAGTAGGCACAGCGGTAGTTCCAGGCGAGGAGAATCTGATCGCGTGCTGATCGCCGTGTGATCAGGCGCGTCTCTTCAATGTGATGGCGATCCAAGGTCTGGCGGCAGGGGAACGCAGTTCACCTCGATATCGATGATGTCCTCATCGGAAGGGATGAACTCAGCCAGATGGCTATAGATATCAGCAGGCAAATCATCCGGCTCCGTATCAGAGCGGATGATCAGCTTGGCGGAGATCTCTAGGTAGAACGCCCGCATGGGCTGGCCGCCGCTTGGCTAACGGTAGCGGTCGCCACTGAGTCTCACGGGATTACAGAATTGCTATGGGATTGAAGCGCAGGATTCGCGCTACGGTCTCGCGCATGACATACATCCTCCGTATCGGGCCGTGGCACGTCGGGCCATTCCCCAGCCACACAGCCGCCAGCCACTTTGCTGAATCACACGGCTGCGACGATTACACGATGATCCCAATGGATGATCCGGCCGAGGCACCAAACAAGATCTATCGCCTGCGGATGGGTGAGCTATCACATCCCATGAAAAAAGCGCCAGTTGCTCAGGCCGGCGCTTAGGGGACCTTTGGCTCTCCGATTGAACGCTAGCCCTTGGATGATGTAACGCCCAGGTCTGCGTTATATCTTCCAGTTTCGGCGTAGCTGCGCTCCACGGTGCCGCTCACGAGGATGAACTTCATCTGGCCAATCTTCATGCCGGGCCAGATGCCGAGCGGATGCAGGCGGCGTTGATTGCAGATCTCCATCGTGAGCCTGCTGCCATACCATCCCGGATCACACCAGCCGGCCTCAGCATGATCCCAACCCTCACGCGCACGGCTGGACTTCAGCACGAACTGAGCGCCGATGTGGTTCGGTAGGTTGAAGATCTCGCGGGTTTCAGCCAAGAAGAACTCGCCCGGCTGGATCAGATACGGATCATCTGCCGTGTAGCCGAGGATATCGACCACCTGCAGCTCAGGCGTCTCTGGCACCTCGATCATGATCCGGCTGCCCAGCGTCACATCCAAGCTGGCCGGGTTTAGCAGCTCTTCATCGAACGGCATCACCATGGCGTGCTGCTTGCACAGCCGCCGGATTTCATGATCAGGAACGAGCACAGGCCCTCAGTATTCCCAACGGACTTTAGGCCGCCCTTGTCGAATTCCCAGATGGATGAACTGAGGCGCCGCATACCCAAGACTGAACGGCCAATTTTGATCACACCATCTCTGCACTGCCATCATGTCGGCTCCGTCAATCACGAAATCAACTGCACCGACGCCCGGTGCGTTGTAAAGGTGCTCCGAACCGCTGGCGCCGCCCACTGATTTATTGATTGCCGGTGGCCGAAAACCACTCGTAATGATGATGGGCTTGCCGCCAAACTGCGTGCGCACGCGCTCGAGGAACGCGGCCAGCTCCGCTGCTGTGTCGATCTGATGCTGCGCGGTGAACCGTCGGGCTGGCTGATCCAGCGCGAACTCTCCCAGCCGGATGTGCGGCGTGATCCGTGCGGTGAATGGGCTGCCGGGCCGTAGCTTCGCGGTTTCCGGTGCAGCCGCGGCCTGATGCCTCCCCCATAGGTCACCCTCAGCACGACGGCGGCGCAACAGGCCAGCCTCTACAGGGGTGCCAGGGTTGCGATATAGCTCGAGCGCTGCTGGCACTGCGGCCCAATCACGCTCACGCAGGCACCGGCTGATGGTCTCGAATCCAGCGGAGCCATAGAAGCCAGCGCCAAGGTTGTAGGCGAAGCTCACCAACGCCGAGCGCTGATTGTCATCCATCACATTCCAGTGCGGGATGGTGGTGCGCAGCTTGTCTGTGATGCGGTCAATTTCGAGGCGCAGCAGCATATCGGCCTCGATCACGTTGATCAGGTCGCCACGCTTCACGGCATTGCCGTTGCTGTAGCGCGTGGTGCCATAGCCGATGGTCCACGGGTCGCCACCGCTCAGTGGATCGGGGTATGCAGAGAGGTGGCAGCCCTCAAACTCCTTAATCAACTTGATGGCCGCGGCCAGATCGGTTTGCTTGCCGTCTTGGCTCCACGTTTGAAACCACGCGCGATCTCTGCGCATCGCGGCGTCATAGCCGTTGGCGGAGAGATCGGATTCGAGCTGCTGAATCGCGGCGGTCTGATGCGGCTGGCCCTTGTAATACTTGAAGAGCTGCTGCAATGAGATTGGCGCGTCGTTCGCCATGATTCAGCGGTGCTGCTTTGGGAACATCAGGCGCAGTGCTTGAAATAGCAGTTGCAGCCAGCTGTTGGATTTCAGCGGTGAGACGGCAATGATTTCAGAGCCAGCGGCCACGATGATCGCGACGATGGCGAGAGTGGTTGCCTGTTCCATTACTAGCGGGGTGGTGATGCTTCCAACCTAGAGACCCGTTGCTCTACCGTCGATAGCCGGCCGAATGTCTCTTTGCGATCTTCCTTGATATCAGTGTGAAGCACCTCGAGCTGTGAAGCGATGTGCTCCACGGCTGAGGTGAGGCGGATTACGGCCTCGCGGGCTTCATCAGATTTGCGGCTGAAACCAGCAGCACCCATGGCTGCAACTGAGATTGAAGCGCCAGCGATGGCGGCGATGACTTCGATCATGGCGCCATGGGGCTACCTG